AATCGAGGACTCCCTGCATAAAGGGGATAGACTCGGCAATCTCTTTTTCGTCTGGGGTAGGTGCTTCACGTTTTTGAAGGTACCACCCAGAATCACGGCTATTAAAATCGCCAAATTTTATATACTCTTTGATTTTGGTAATCATAATCTGTGTCGTCCTTTCAAAGTTTTAATCGTATCAATGGCGCTGTTGAAATTATTAACTGTGCCACCGACAAGAGCACCAGTATCAAGCACCATGATTTGACCTTGTGCCACTTGGTCTTTGAGCTCTCCAAGGGCATCGATAACATCACCAAGCAAGCCTGCTGAATGTGCAGCATACGCTTCTTGGCGTGCTGAAATCGCAGCGTCTGGGGTTTTATCTCGTAGAACTTCCATTTTGAGCTGACTAGCCATGTTTGAAGTGGCACCGGTTAACATTGCGTTAGCTCGAACGTTAAACCCGTTAACTTGGTCACGGATGTAGTCAAGGCTATTAGCAACCTCTGGGGCTGATTCGTCAATCCCTCGAGCAATACCAAGCCCAATATACCAACCAACTTGGTCACGGAATAAGTGAGAAGGTGAATGGATTTTGGCTTTAGCTTGTGCTGCACGCTCTGCTTGTGCTACCAAGGCGTTAGCTGCTGCTGTAACTGCTCCTAACGCTGAGTTAAGACCAGCGGCAAGACCTTGCCCCATGTAAGCACCGGCTGAGAAGAACGCTCCATAACCGGCCCTAGCTGCGGCTGCCGCTTGGTTAACTGCTGCTTGCGTAACTGCAACTAATTGCTGTCCGCTCGCTTGCATAGCTGATACCATTTGAGCACCACCAGCACGAATAGCAGCAACTACTTGATTCATACCATTGCGAACCGCTGAAACAATCTGATTCATGAAAGCCTGCGTGCTAGCAACCATTTGAGTGCCGCTAGAACGTAGAGCCGCAGTCATTTGCATAGCTCCAGACGTTACCGCTTGAACTGCTGACATCATGCCTGCACTTACTGCCATACCTAATGACATCATTGTAGCTTGCAATGTCATTGCTGCAGCTCCAACAGTAGCAAATACACTAGCTAACATCATGACTTGAGCACTTACCATAGCAAGTCCAGCTCCTGCCATTTGGGCTGAGCTAGCAAGCATAGCAAGTTGACTAGATACCATGGTAGCCATCATGGAAACCATGCTGAAACCAGTCTGAGCAGTCATGAGTTGAGCACCAAACATGGTCACTGCTGAACCCGCCATCATGAGCTGTGAAGTCATTTGCATCAAACTGCTTGCAAACATCATGAATTGACTGTTAAGCATCATCAATGATGTGCCAATCATGGTGAATTGAGTACCTACAAGCGTTAAGCTAGTACCTAGCATGGTTGAGCTAGTAGCCATCATGGTCATGCTCGTAGTGATCATAGTCAACTGAGCAGCTAACATCGTTAAGCTAGTAGTTAACATGGTCATGCTTGAGCTGATAGAAGTCATGCTAGCAGTCAGCGACATTGAAACGGTACTGAACTGAGTTAGACCAGTTGCCGCTTGCATTAATGCTGGTGCTAGTGTCATGATTTGCGTTCTAAATGCAGTGATAGGGGCTACGATAGCCGTTAAACCGGCAAGCGATTGACTAGCTTGACTAGAGAACGTACTGAAAGCCGTTCCTGCTGTAGTGAGTAGTGATTGTAAGTTAGTAAATGATGACTGAATACTTGTTATCGTGCTTGAGAACGAAGTCAAACCAGATACAGCGCTAGACGCTGAGCTAGAAACCTTGCTCATACCATTACCAAGGTTGGTCATACCAGTACCAGCTTGAGCAAGCCCCGCTGAGTTGTTACCGATTGAGCCTACCCCCTTGGCTACTGCCGCAAGAGATGCAGCCATGTCTCCTAAGTTTGTGTTGGTAATCTTAACCACACCATTAGCGAGCTGATTGAATCCAGACCCTGCTTTTTGAGCAGCCGTACCGATTGAATTGAAGACGTTAGCCAAACTATTCAATACACTACTAATTGCACTCCCGGCGGATGTAATTACGCTTGAAATACCTTCAAACGCTGATTTGATACCGTTTCCGATACCTTGAGCCGCTGTGCTGATTGACGTTCCGACTGACTGCACTACGCTGGCTATGCCTTGCAAGGCTGCTCCGATAGCTGAACCAGTAGCACTAATAATGCTTGCCACACCACTTAGGGCCGTACTAATAGCCGTACCGATACCCATTGCGGCTGTAGCGATTGCCATTCCTGCCGCTGACACAACCGATGCAATGCCACTAAATGCAGCACTAATCACACCGCCAATTGCCGTAATGATAGGCACGATTTGAGTGATTGCTGTAACAATCGCTGAAATGATTTGGCTGATTATAGGTGCTAACGTTTGAACAACCGTAACGATAGCAGAAATCACTTGACTAATGACTGGTGCCATTGTTTGAACGACTGTCACAATACCTTGAATCAAGGTCATAATGACTGGTGCCGTTGCTTGAATGGCTTGGACAATTACTTGTAAGACCATTGCAATCTGTGGCCCAAACTGGCCAATTACTTGAGCAACTTGGACAATACAATTAGCGATAACTGGTGCGATTGCCACGATAGCGTTAGCAATGATTTGGGCTACTGCCGTAATTGTGTTGCTGATAATTTGGACAATCGGAGTTACTGCTGTAACTATCTGGCTAATCGCAGAACCTAGAGCAGTAGCCAAACCACTGAATGCGTCAATGATGGCTGGTAATGTACCTAAAATAGACGTCCAAGCATTCCCAAATGCTGTAATGAATGGTGCTGCATTGCCTAGAGCAGTGCCGATAGCTTCAACCAATGGTGAAAGTTTGGCTAGTCCAGGCGCAGCTTCACCGACTGCCTTAATGACGATACCAAACGCCGTCCCAAACGCTTCAACGATAGACCCTGCTGCCTTACCGATAGATTCAACAACAGTTCCGAACGCTGAACCTATAGCATTTAGAATTTGTGAAACGCCTTGCGATTGAGTAGCTAGAAGGGTGAACGATGCAACAATAATACCGATACCAGCTCCGATTCCGACTGCGGCAATGGCTACGGATGCACCGAATGAAAGCAATGTAGCTGGGTTGAGACCTCTTAAACCTTGTAAGGCGATATTGATAGCCGTACCAATTCCCTTAAATGCTGTAGAGATACCCGTTCCGATACCTTTGGCAGCTTGTGAAATTGCTGAACCAGCGTTCTTAATCATGCCACCGATACTCTCAAACACTTGGGCGATCTTGCTCTTGCCACTGCTTGCACTAGTAGCAGCTTGAGCCATGCCTTCTGCAGCGTCCGTTCCGAACTTCTTGAAAGGATTAAGGCTTTTAAGAAAGTTCAATCCTTTCATTGCAGCACCTACCGCTGAAATCCCAGCTTTGGCAGTCATGAAACCTGCTACCATTGCCAAAATACCGCTAGTGATACCGTTTAAGATTCCCGGAGGTATTGCGCTGATGAACCTAGATATTGCTGAAATAACTTGAGAAATCCAGCTAACTAGTGTTCCAAGAGCTGAGCCAATGCCGGAGATAATAGACTGCATTTGTGAGCTACCGAGCACCTCACCGAATGATGAACCGATAGTTTTAAGAGCATTCCAAGTATCTTCGACCGCTGCTTTAAACGATTGAAATGCTCCTGTGTCAGCAAACGAAGTGATGAAACTTCTAACTGATGTTGTGGCAATGTTTAAAGCTTGTGAAATGCCGTTAGCAATGTCACCAAACACTGACCCAATCCCCTGCATGAGCTTGCTACCGTCAATCTTGCTAAATAGTTGCTTGATTGAGCTTGAAATGTAAGTGAATGTCGCACCCAGATTCTTCAAAGCTCCTGTATTTGAGAAGCCTTTCCAAAGCGATTGCAATCCACTGCCAATCTTGTCAGCAATAGCGTTGAAATCCATTCTTTCAATGGCATCGGTTAACCCTACCACTGCTTTGATACCAATCTGATTAAGTTTTTCAAATTGTGGCATCAATTTAATACCGATAGACTCTTTCATACTATCGATAGCTTGGTCAACAGTTTTGAACTCGGTAGCCATCTTGCTGAACACTGGATTGTTACCAGCTCTAGTTATGGCATCAAAGAAGTCCTCGGTCTTAATCTTGCCATCTTGAACGGCTCTGACCATTTCATCGGTACTCATGCCCATTTCTTTCGCAACTGCAGCAATACCGGCAGGCGTTTGTTCCATCATGAGCTTGAAGTCCTGCCATTGAACCTTAGGCTTAGCTGCCATTTGGGTTGCTTGTTGACTCAAGGTCTTCATGGCTTGTTGAGGGTCTAGAGCTGCCGCTGCAAGTCCCCCGAAACCTTTAACAAGTTCCGTTGTATTCTTGGTTCCTACGGCTGCTAACTGAGAGTAGGTAGCGGCCATATCGGACGCTGAATAGATTGTTTTGGTAGCAAAGTCCTGCAACTCACCTTTGACCTGTCTAATTTGGTCAGTAGGCATCCCAATCTGTTCCATGTTCCCATCGAACATCTTCCATGCTTTGGTTGCACTATTGAGCTCACCTACCATGGATTTGATACCACCGCCAAGGGCACTAATACCGCCCATGATAGCGCCACCGATTAAGTTAGCACCGAGAACAGACTTGAACACTGATCCAACTTTGCCAGCTGAACCTTTCAAGCCCTCTAACGCCCCTTTGATACGTTTAGCCCCACTTTCAGCGTCTTTCCCATCGAATAGCGCCTTAATGGTGACTGTACCATCTGCCATAGATTATCCCTCCTTTCTAAAATTCTTCTTCGTATTCTTCTTCCTCGATAATCTCGTTAGGGAGAGCATAATCCTTTTGAAGCCTACGCATTTCCTCTTTGTACTCTGCCGAATCACCCTTCTGTGGTTTCCATTTCCGAATTTTGATAACTTCCATGAACTTCGTACCCTCTGGAAGTCCAGAAAGTAGAGCGTTAAACTTTTTCCAGTGGAGTCCCCCTTGGACATCGAATAGATCAATGCCGTAGGCCTGCAAGAATGACGCATAGATATAGTCACCGTCATAACGAATGTCATAAGGTGCCTGCTCTTGCTTGCCATTGCTTGCAGTAGTCTTCATAGGGTTACCAGCAAGGTCGTACTCGACATGGTTGTCCTCGACTGTTGAAAGGCTGATATGTTCTTCGAAAACCTCGTTGAACACCTCAGACATTTCCTCGACAGTGAAATCTTCTAAAGTCTCACCGGTCAAGATACGAATGCCGAAATGTGGTTTAACAAACTCTGGAACATCTTCATCCCTCCACATTTCAAACAACCGTAAGACGTTATCGAAGGACAGATTAAGAGGAAATTCTTCATCATCGATTACTAACGTATCTGTTAGCTTTCGTGACAAATCAAGCATGACTACTCAGCCAAATACTTATCGAGGGCTGCTTTTGAATTCTGGGCTTCGAATTCCTCTGAAATACCCTTGATGGCTTCAATCAGATAGAACATAGCGTTAATTGTTGACTGACCAGCGAATGCGTAGACTTGCTTGAACGCTTCTTCGTCGTCAAATACTTGGTTAAAGCCATCTTCTACCAATGCTTTCAACGCTCCAAGAGCTTCTTCATCGCTTGTGTCTTGGAAAGCTTGCCCTTTGGCTTGCAAATCTTCCCCAACAGCCTTCATGCGTTGAATATTGCTATCTGACACCGGGAAATTAAGTTGGAACTCACCGAAATCTACTGGGATGACATTGCTACGTTTTTTAATTACTACCATGTTGTTACTTCTCCTTTAATACGAAAAAAGAGGGGAAGGGCTAAACCCCACCCCTCAAGTTGTCTTATCTTTGTTTTATTTAGTTAGTTAGATTATCCACTTGTTACTGTTGATTCAGTTTCAGACGAACGGCTTGAACCTGGTGACGCTGTACGTCCAGAAGTTTCAGAACCAGTGCCAGAAGCTGCTACTGCTGCGGCTGGTGATGAAGTGATGTCATGTTTTACTGGTGTACGTGACCAGTTAATTTGGAACTTGATTGTTTCAAGTTCAGACGCTTCACCGTCACCGACCTCAATTTCAGAAAGTCGTGCAAGACCTTCTTTGTAAGTTTTGCCATCGGCAGTAACTTCTTTGTACCAAACAATAAGGTCGTCAGCTACGGCATCTTCCTTGTCAACGACAAAGTTTTGAGCTTT